CATGCCTATCGTGATCGACGGCAAAGAGATCATCACCACCGGAGCCTTCTTGGAGTTTGCTAATCAAGCGCTCGACCTGTTCTCCGTGGCCCACCAAGAGGGCATGCTGAACAGTGTGAAGGTGTACGGTGAAAGCCTTATCAACTATTTATGGGACGGACAGTTCTCGGAGGGGGAATGATGTTTCGTTTTCCAACTGATCACGTATTTGTGATCGCAGAGATTGGCATTAACCACAACGGCTCAGTGGAGATCGCAGAGAAGTTGATCGATGCAGCTGCCGCCGCGGGGTGTGATGCCGTTAAGTTTCAGAAGCGCACGCCCATGATGGTTGTGCCGCCAGAACAGTGGAACGTGGAGCGCGACACCCCATGGGGGCGCATGACCACAATCGCATACCGGGAGAAGATTGAGCTAGGCCACGAAGACTACGAGCACTTGGCAAACTACGCCTGGGAGCGCGGCATGTACATGTCGGCTTCCCCGTGGGACATTCATTCGGCTAACGCTCTCTACACCTACGGTATGCCTTTCATCAAGATCGCCAGCGCCGCTGTCACGAACATCGGCTTGCTGGAGCACATAGCCAAGAACGGCACGCCCGTGGTTATGAGCACCGGCATGAGCACGCTGGAAGAGATTCAGAAAGCCGTTGGCATCCTACAGGCTCCCGGTAAGATCGAACAACTGGCTCTGCTTGTCTGCACAAGCAAATACCCGGCTCCCGTTGAGGACCTTAACCTTTCACGTATCAACACGTTGAAGGCAGAGTTCCCGGACTGCATCATTGGCTATTCAGGCCATGAAGTGGGGCTGTGGACCACCCTTTGCGCCGTGGTAGTTGGCGCACGAATCGTTGAGCGCCACATCACGTTGGACCGCTCCATGAAGGGCTCCGACCACGCGGCATCCGTTGAGCCTCACGGCATGGAACTCCTTGTGCGAGAGATTCGCCAGTGGGAGAAGGCCAAGGGCACGCCAGAGATTCGCGTGATGGAGTCCGAGTTGTCAGAGATCAAAAGGCTTCGCGGTAGCACCTTACAAGTGACAGGAGCCACACGCGCAGACGAGACGTGGATCGAAGCGAATGCTCCATGGCGTCTACGCCACTGTGGGTTAGAATGAGGACCGTATGCATAGTTCAAGCTCGGATGGGGAACAGCCGGCTCCCCGGCAAGAACGGACGGATGCTGTGCGGGAAGCCTCAGATTTGGCATGTCCTAAGTCGGATTCAGCGAGCTACATCGTTTTCGGAGATCATGCTTGCTATCCCCCACGAGAGCAATGGTGGAATCCAAATCGAAGCGGCCCAGGAACTCGGTATTCCGTTTCTCGATTACCATGGCAATCCTAACGATCTTATTCATCGTTACAAAGTGGCCGCTGACATCATGGATGCTGGCGTCGTTGTTCGCATCCCTGGTGACAATACGTTTGTTGACCCGGACGAGATCGACCGCATCGTAAACTATTATTTCGACAATCCGTGCGCCTGGGATGTTCTCACGTCGAACCTAGACCGGAACATTCACAACAACGGCTACCCCGCGGGGCTCGGAGCCGAAGTGTACGACGCGCGGTACTTCAGCATGCTCGACAAGCTGAAGCTTCCCGCTCGCCTCCGCGAGCACCCTCACAAGTGGGCCTTCGAGAGCAGCAAGGTGCGAACGATCTCGGCTCCTCCACACGTCTACAACCCGGCTTTCAGCTGGTCGGTGGACACCGAGGCAGACTGGACCTTCACGGAGGAGCTTTACAACGCGCTCTACCCCGACAATCCCGACTTCCGCATACGCGACATTAACAAGTATCTAGGAGAAAAGCATGGCTAACAACCTCACTGGCAACCCCGTTATCGTGGACACAGCAGCGGCTACCCCACTGCTCACAGGGATGCTCAATATCACTAAGATTCGCTGGTGGGACAGCGGAGCCGACATTGCCGAAGGCGATTCGGCCATTGTACAGGACGCTGCCGGTGCGGTTGTGTGGTCGCACAGGGCTGGCGGTATCGGCACTGTGGCTGACCTTGTGCCTCCGGTTGAGAGCAACTTCGTTCCAGGGCATGCGATCAAGGGGCTCCTTATCCCTACGCTCACCCACGGCACGCTGCATATCTACCTGGACCAAAGCCGCACGTCTGTCCCTGTAAAGACATGAGCCTAAAGACAAACGCACAGAAGCAGCTTGAACAGGACGAGAAGCGGAGCCGGTATCTCTACCACGACACGCTCAACATCCCGACGATAGGCATTGGCCGCAATCTGAAGCGTGGGCTCACGGAAGACGAGATCGACTACCTGTTTAACAACGATTACCGCGATCACTTAAAGGAATTGCTTGAGGCCTTCCCATGGGCAGAGCACCTTGATGAAGCACGGCTTGGTGCCTTGCTTAACATGACGTTCAACATGGGCATCACGCGGCTTCGGGGCTTCAAGAACATGCTCGCTTCAATGGAAGCAGGCGATTGGGAAGCAGCTGCCTCCCACGCGCTAAACAGTGTGTGGGCCTCTCAAGTGGGACGAAGATCACATCGAATCGCAGAACAGATTAGGAGCGGCCAATGGCAGTTTCAACAGTAGGAGAATCGGATGGCAATTAGCATAATCGACGTAAACTCCGCGGCTGGATATAAGAAGTACGTCAACACTGACATCGCGGAAGTGATCGCCGGCATAGACTCCGGTGCTGGCAAGATACACAGCATCGTCATCGATAACGTCCTGAACGCTACCGCGGTGCATCTGAAGCTATGGAACATAGCCTCGGGCTCCGTCACAGTGGGCACCACGGCTCCTAATTGGGTGTTCGTCGGTAACGGGTCCACCAAAACCACGATTGTGTTTGTTGAAGGCACCGTGTACGACACAGCGCTGTCCATTGCCTGCGTCACCACTGCTGGCACGGCTGGAGTCACTGGCCCAACGTCCAACGTCGGTGTTGAAATCATCTACGAGACATAAGGAGAACTTTGATGGCTGAAGACGCTGCAAGCGAACTAGCGAGAAACATTCTACGGAACATCGTCCCTCTCGACACGAACAACGCTCTTGTGCGCGGGGCTCAAGGTGTGCAGGACACGGGTATGTCCATCTTACAGAAGCTTGGGCTTGTACAACCCCCGCCTCCCCCGCTTAACGCTCCGCTCCCGAGGATCAATCCTCAGACGGGGCAGGTTGAGTTTCCACAAGGGTATCAAGGGCCTCGGTAATAGGAAGGGTAAATGGCTACTGGAACAACGGCGGACTTCGCTCTAACGCGAAATGAAATCATCGCGTCAGCCCTGCGCAAGATCAAGGGCTGGCCGGAAGACGGCAACCCGCCTGTTCACAAGTTGCGGGAAGCCATACGTGCGCTTAACAACATCCTCCGCGCGGAAGACCTGAAGCAAACCGGCTTGGCGAAGAGCGCGTGGGCTCAAGAAACCACGTATCTCCCGCTTGTGGCTGGCCGCTACGTCTTCAGTGCGGACGAGGACCTCCCTGCCATTCAGGAGCTTCTGTACGCCACCGTGCGCGACACGGACGGCTCAGACAGCGCTGCCCTAGACCTTATCTCGGCAGAGGAATACGCTTCCTTGGCGAACAAAGCGGAGACAGGCGATCCGCTCAAGCTTTACCTTAAACGGTCCCGGCTGCTTGAAGATCAGCGCCTCTACATCTGGCCTGCCCCTTCAAGTGTCACAGCCGGCGACAGTGTGGTGCAGAGCGACTACACTTACACGTGCATCGCGGACCACACATCCTCTTCGGAGAACAAGCCGGGTAGCGGAGCCAGCTGGCGTATGTTCTGGACGCAAGGCGACCAGACCCTCACAGCTAACACGTGGGTGACGGCTACGGCCTACGGCAACGGCGATCTCCTTGTGCTCAGCTACAAGAGGCCCCTCTACGACTTCGACGGGCCATACGACAATCCAGACTTCCCGCTTGGATGGGAAGACTATCTCATTTACAAGCTGGCCGTGCGCCTTGCCCCGGACTACGATCTAGGCATGGAGCAGCGTCAACAGCTGAAGCAGGACTTGGCGATGATCGAGACAGAGCTAGTTCCCGCTGCGCGTGAGAAAGTCAACACCATGCACAACAAAGCGAAGTTCTTCTAGGAGCACACGATGGCAGACCTACTTTACACGGCGGTGCTTGAGAAGTTCGCAGGAGAGCAATTTGATGAGGCATTTGATTTCGACGGCTTCATTCCTGAAAGCACTAGCGTTGTCAGCACTGTTATTACAGCTATCTCGACCACCGGCGTGGACATCACGGCGGACGTGGTTGTCTCCAGTTCCATTAGTGGAGACATTGTGACAGTGACCTTGCGAGCAGGGACAGAGGAACGAGCCTACTTCGTCAAGGTTGTGGCTACGTCCTCTTCCAACATACCCTCCGTCCAGGTGAAGCTGTTCAACATCACGGCTCCAGGGATATTCAGGTAAACGGCCCTTTGTTTGCCTGTCTCCCTCCACGGGCATTCAATGCGGCTCGCGGGGGGCGGGATCATCCTGCCCCCTGCGCTTAACTTAGGAGTTTCAATGCTTGCACGTGAACAGCCTCTCCCGATCACTGGATTCAAGGGCATGGACAAGTCCAGGACTGTTCCCGGTGACGGCTTTACTCGCTCCCTAAAGAATGTTCAAGTGCGTCATAACAAGGTGTCGGCACGTGGAGGGGTGACGTTCGATGCTACGTTCGGCGCTGCCATGTCAGAGGCTCCGCTTCAGCTGATGCCGTACATTGCTCCAAGCACCTTAGCCACAACGCTGCTCCGTATCGGTCCTACGAAGGTGGAGAAGAGCACGGGGGCAGCTTGGTCAGACATCACCGGCACTGCGCTTAACGGAGCATCCGGCGATAAGCCACAGTGGACAGACTTTAGAAACAAGCTCTACTTCGTCAATGAGGGTAAGGACAACCCACGCTCATGGACAGGCAGCGGCAACACGGCAGCGATAGCTTCTGGCACGGCTCCCAAAGCCAAGGCCATCATGAGCTACTACGGCTTCCTGTTCCTGCTTCACATCTATGACACTGCCGACGCGGAGTTTAAGATTCGCCGCGCCATGTACTCGGAAACCCCTGACGATGATTGGACGCAGTGCGCTCCGAATCTAGTCAACTTCGATGAGACACCCGGCGCTGTTCTCGCGGGCATTCCGTGGGGCGAAGCCGCGATGATCATGAAGGAAGACGCGGTAGTGGTAATGCGGTGGGTGGGTGGTCAGATACGTTTCTCACAGAAGCTCCTTCAAGGGGCTCCTGGCACGCTCGCTCCGCTCGCGGCTCAGCCCGTGGGTGAGAAAGGCGTTATCTACCTTGGAGACGACTACCAGCTGTACATCGCTAACGCGAACACCTTCTCGCTCCTACCGCCTAACGTAACGGACATTCTCCAGAACGATCTGTACAAGGCTGGCGTAGCCAACTGCCGCAGCGCGGTGATGGACGACCGGGAACTCTACTGCCTGTTCTTTCCTCTGGACTCTTCTGGCAACACAGGCCGCATCGACTTCAACTACCATAGCGGCGAGTTCACGTACAGCACGTACAGCACGTCGCAGCCGTGGAGCGCGATGCAGATGGTGCGGTGGACAAAGACATCGGAGCAGTCGTTGATCGGCACAAGCGGCACAGCCGCTTACACGCTGGACACGGTAGCGAAGGTGGACAACATCAGCGCCACGTCTAACGCAGAAGTGTCCCGGTACTACGACACGGATTGGCTACGTGCCAGCGATCACGGTGTGAAGGTGACAGGGGCCATGCTCACGTTCGAGGCTAACCCCTACGCCAAGTGTGCAATAAGCATCGGCTTCGATCACCAGGAGACGTTTCGCTTCCGCAAGGTGTACGATCTTCGTCCTAAGAAGAGAGGCGACACCTACGTGGAAGTGAGATACGACATTCCACCTATGAACGTGGAATGGGTGAATCTACGAATGGAGCTTTTGCCTAACACCACAAGTTCTCCGGTGCTCCTCTCTGGAGCGATCACCATGCTCCCCAACAGCGAACGGAAGGACATAACAAGAGCAGCTTCTACATCGGAGGGATAATGCAGTCAATGCTGAAGATCGGGAATCAGGTGATCAAGGTGACGCATCCTGATGGCACAGAGCTTACTATGGAAGGCGGGAAGCTAACAGCTTCCGCTCCATCCCACCGCTCTCTCGAAGCACAGTTCAATGAGGAGCTAGGCAAAGAGGGTGTGAAGTGGGGAGACGCAGTGGCTTGGATAACCAAGAAGGTGGGCATAGAACAATGCGCTGCCTGTAGATCGAGACAGTACATCCTAAACCACCTAAAGCAGCTTGGGGTGCGCGAAACCGTGCGCCAGATAAAGGAAACCTTCAGTGTCCGCAGCTGATTTCACAAACATCCGTGTGGAGAGCAACAGCTATGACACGACAACGATCCGGTATTCCTATGCCGGCGCTGGTGCTGTGTCTCTGTGGCGCTCGACCGATAATAGCTCGTTCTCCAGCATTCAGAATATCCCCGCGGCATACGGTAGTTATCCCACAATCGTGGACTCCACCGTAGCCTCGGCAACCCTTTATTATTACAAACTCAGTGACGACGCGGGCAGCACCTTTACGTCCACGTACACCGTCAAGTCCCAGGTGCAGTTTCAGCCGTTTGAGAAGTATCAGGAGTACATCACGCTGCCGGTCTTCTCTGGCAATGCTGATGTGGACTCTGCTACCCTAGACCTAATGAGATCGCAGCTGGAAGCCTACATCAACAGCGACAGATCGGCCTCGATACGGCGTAACTGCATTGTCTGTCCGGTCAACGGGGCGTTGGTGCTCGACTGCGCTGACGGCTGCTTTACCTTCACGGTGGAAGCGGCTGACATTTCGGACATCAACAGTATCTCCATCAACTGCGAAGTGCTCGAAGTGGTGTTTAACATACCAGACAGCGGGGGGTCAAACCCTATCGAAATCTGTGGGTGGGAACTGGCTTCAGGGTACACCGGGGATGAATGCTTTCAGGCTCCTATCTCCACGTCAGTGGTGCTGCCTGTTAGAATGACCGATCCTTCTCCGTGCCCTGTAACGAATACGTTGCTGACAAGTTCTCCCTGCAAGGGGGACTACATCTACGAATGCTATGACAAGGGTAGTTTGTTTAAGTCTTCTACTAGAAACCCCGCAGTAGGGGATTGTGGATGTTCGAGTTTCTTCGAGGGGCTCATTAGCGGGGACGCTCCATCGCCCTTCACGTGGTACATGCGCTCCGGTGTGCAAACAGGCATTCAGCAACGTGACCACATAGGCATGGCCGGCATGTCCATCGTGTACAAAAGCTTAAACTCAAGCTGCGTGGGTGCTCCCGGCTCTCCCAACATCCTGGAGTATAACATCGGCGGGTTTGGCGGGCAGGCTTTCAGCTGGTCGATTACAGGAAAGCCTATATTTGGCTTTGCGGTGAACGTGCCAGTGGGTGCGACAATGAAGTCGTTCACAGGCAGGGTTTTCTTGTTCGACTACAGCAACAGCCGGTATGTATGGGGCGACTACGCGAACGCAGACTTGACATCGGGAGTAATGCCGTCGATCATCACAACTTCAGCAATGACGTTCGTCCCTACTAAAATCGGCATGGTCGTGGACGGCAGTGGGATATATAGCCCGTTCTATGACGTGGTTTTTGAGAACGATAGCGATCTGGAATTTTGGTCGCCGGCTACGTCATCCTCGGTGATAGCCGCTCCCATAGGGTGCGGGGTGATTTGGGTTGCTAACCACAACACCGGAAACCATGCTGCTCGTATAGTAGTTGGTGACGAGTCGTACATGCTTTGGTGGGGGTAGGAGTAGCTAGTGAAACCGACTGAAAGATATGCCTGGGAGCTACTCAATGCGCCGTTGCGGTTCAATGAGGTCGGGGCTCCTGCCGCTGCACAAATCGGAGACAACACCCTTGCGCTCTACGCGAAGGACCGCGTTGGTGTAAGTGGGCTGTACTACATGGACGACGCTGGTGTGGAGCATGATCTTGGCGCAATTGGCGCTGGAGCCGAAGCCCTCACCCGCGTGAACGACACGAACGTCACGCTAACCCTGGGCGGAAGCCCCACCATCGCGCTCCTCAAAGCCACAAGCCTCACCCTTGGGTGGACAGGCACGCTGTCAGCGGCACGTGGAGGCACGGGCGTGGGCTCTTTGGGCAACGTCACGGCTGGAAGCTCTAAGATCAGTCTTGGCGGCACGCCTACGGGAGCCTCGATCCTCTCCTTCAGCATCGACGTGGTAGAGGCTAACCTTACGCATAACAGCCTCGGTGGGCTCACCACAGGCGACCCGCACACGCAGTATCTTCTGGTGGCCGGCACGAGAGCCCTTACGGGTGATTGGGATGCAGGCAGCTTCGAGATACGTGCTCAGACGTTCGAGTCAGACGTTGCCACAGGCACCGCTCCGCTTGTGATCGCCAGCACTACGAAGGTGGCGAATCTGAATGCCGATCTGCTTGACGACCAAAGCGGAGCCTACTATCTGGACAGCGCCAACTTCACGGGCACGGATTGGGACGATCTCACTGACGGCGGTGAGACGAGCCTTCATTCCCACTCGGGTAGCGGAAGCAGCGGTAGTTCCGGTGGTGGGCATCTTCATGGCATCACGCGGTTGACGGCAGATGGCTCCACGACAGTGTTCAATCTCCTCGACATAGCGGAGTATATTGAGTTGGCGTTCGATAATGGCTCGTTGATGGACCCTTTGAACTACACGTTGTCAGCTGACGGATCGCAGATCGCGTATGCTGTGGCTCCGACAGCGGCTCACTTTATCGAAGTCAACTACGTCATCGCAGGTCTATAATGAGCACACCCAAAACAATCTGGCACAGCGACACCGAATATCTGACGCTGGACGACCACACGCAATACGCGCTCCTCGCAGGACGGAGCGGAGGGCAGACGCTCAAGGGTGGTACGGGAAGCGGTGACGATCTCACGTTGCAGAGCACGAACCATGCCACGAAGGGGGACATCCTATTTGGCATCGGGGCCTACAAGGAAGCCACTGACATACTGGTGCTAGGTAGCACCACTCCAGACACGCAGGCTGCGCGGCTTAGCATTGCCGGAACGATCACAAACAACACAGGCAATCATGCAGCGGCTTCAATAACGGCTACCTTAGCGGGCAGCGCGGGTGGCGGCGCGGGGGCTATGTGGGGCATCAACCCCGCTCCGATCTTTACCCCTTCTGCTAGTATCACTGAAACCGCAGCGTTCCGTGTTGATTCCCAATGTAATCCGGCCGGTGGTGTGACAGTTACCAACCACTTCGGGGGGCGCTTCGTCACCTATGCGGGTTCCACAGCTGGAGCAATCTCAGGCATGATTGGGCTGCAACTTGTGCCTGTTTTTGGTGGAATTGATCCTACCAATACCTACGGCTTGTTAGTTGAAAACAATGGCAATGCTGGCACTACCACATCGATTGGTATCTACCTAGCATCAACTGCTGGCTCTACTAATAATTTCGACCTTGGGTTTGGCCGGGTGGACACCACAGCAGCCGGGGCTTACTATGGTAGGGTGCCGGTGCTCTACAACGGCTTGTTGAAATACATTCATATTTTCGATGCATAGGAGGGTAGATGGCTCAGCTTACCGTCACAGTGCCTGATTCAGCGGTGCCTAGAATACGCACGGCCATGGGGCACACCGATCTCGTAACACAGCTTTGGGTAGACGCAACGCAGGCAGAAGTGCTTGCTCGCATCAAGTCGTTCTTGAAAGAACAAGTGATCGGCTATGAGACAACGCAGGTAGCGATAGCAGACCGCAACACACGCTCTCAGGAGGTATGGTGATGGGTACGTTTGAAGAGTCAGTCACAAAACAACTTGGTGCGATGCTGATGCAGCTGTTACGCTTGGAGTATGAAAAGCAGCAGTTGTCGGTGAAAGTCGCAGAACTAGAGAAGGCGAAACCAGATGGCGAACACAGCGCTTAATCGCAGCGTCGTTGCACTACTGACCAACAAGTCTGGAGGCAACCTAGCCTACGGAGACGTTGTTGTCATCAGCACGGGCACGGCCTCGGCGTTCACCACCACAACCACGGGGGCCTACATCACGACAGGCGTTGGGGTCAT